AACCTGCCGTACAACATCGCCGCCGGAAACTCGTCCGGCTACAACTACGCCTCCGGCCGCCTGGATCACCAGACCTACTACAAGGCCATCCGCGTCGATCAGGCCTTCATCGCCGCGCGTGTCCTCGACCGCATCCTGGCCACCTGGCTCCGCGAGTATGCCCTGGCGCGCGATCTGGAAATCGACGGCCCGCACCAGTGGTTTTGGGACGGGCTCGAGCACGTCGACCCCTTCAAGGAAGCCAACGCCCAGCGCCTCAGGCTGGAGAGCAACACGACCACCCTTTCGCACGAGTATGCCCGCCAGGGCCTGGACTGGGAAGCCGAGCTTCGCCAGCGCGCCCGTGAAAAGGCTCTCATGCGGGAGCTTGGCCTCATCGATCCCGACATCACCCCAACAACGCAGGAGAACCAAGACCATGAATGAGTTCGTGACCATCGAAGCCGCCGCCGAGGGCGGGAAGCCGAAAGTCAAGGGTGTGGCCTATTCGGGCGGCAAGATGAATCTGCCCGGCTGGAAGCATCCGGTCGTCGTCGACCTGTCCGGGATGGAGATCCCCGACACCGTCCCGCTGCTGACCAACCACGAGAACCGTACGGGCTCCCGCGTCGGCATGGTTGCCGCGCGGGTCAAGGACGACTGCCTGCACATCGAGGGTGAGATCGTCTCCGGCAATGGCCAGGCGGCGGGCATCGTCGAGCAGGCCGAGGCCGGGGCCGACTGGCAGCTCTCCATCGGGGCCGAGGTCAAGCAATCCGACCTGGTCAAGACCGGCACGCGCGTGGTCAACGGCCAGGAACACGCCGCCCCCTTCTACCACGTCACCGCCTCCGTCCTGCGCGAGGTCTCGGTCGTCGCCGTCGGTGCCGACCAGGGCACCCGCATGCAGGTCGCCGCTTCCTTCACCCTCACCGGAGAGGTACCCATGCAGGATGAAAACACTCGCAGCACTCCTCCGCCTGCTCGCCCGGCTGCTGATCCCGATCAGCGTGCTCAGCCCGACGCAACCCCCGACCCTGGCATCGCCGCCGCTCAGGCCGTGGCCACCGAGCGCGAACGTATCGCAGGCATCCAGCGCGTCTGCGCCGGAGAGTTCGCCGACATCGAGCGCGAGGCCATCAATGCCGGTTGGACCATTCACGACACGAGCCAGAAGGTGCTCGCCGCCATCCGTGCCGCCCGGCCTGTGGCGGACGTGAACATCTCGGTCCGACGCGATCCCGGTCCGGCCTTCGAATGCCGCGTGCTGGAAGCCGCCCTGTGCCTGCGGGCAAACATCGGTGAGGACGAACTGGTGCGCCACTACGGCGACGAGGTCCTGTCCGGCGCAAGCCGCAGCCGCGACCTCAGCCTGCACCAGCTCTTTGTCGAATGCGCCCGCCTCGAGGGAATCACGGTGCCCCGCAGCTTCGGCAATGACACCATCCGGGCGGCGTTCAGCACCGTGTCCCTGCCGGGAATCCTCAACAGCGTGGCGAACAAGCGCCTGCTGCGCAGCTTCCAGGCGCAGCCGGTGATCGCCACCCGCCTGTGCAGCGAGGGCGAACTCAACGACTTCAAGGAGTCGGAGCGCTACCGCCTGACCGACGTCGGCGATCTGGAGCCCGTGGCCCCGGACGGCGAGATCAAGCACGGCGGCCTCACCGAAGAGAAGGCGACCAACCAGCTCGGGACCTTCGGCAAGATCTTCGCCCTGACCCGGCAGATGATCTACAACGACGACCTCGGGGCCTTCCTCAAGGTGCCCGATGGCATGGGTGCCCGCGCGGCCCGGAAGATCGACCAGCTCTTCTTCACCCGCCTGCTCAGGAACCCCGGCAACCTGTTCAGCACGGCCCACAAGAACTTCCGGGACGGCACCGACACGGCGCTTTCCGGCGAGAGCCTCGGGCTCGCGGTGCAGCTCTTCCTGGACCAGGTCGATGCCGACGGTCAGCCGATCAACATCAGCCCGCGATTCCTGCTGGTGCCGACGGCGCTGAAGATGACCGCGCGCGAGCTGCTGAACTCGACGTTCTTCATCGCCACGGGCACGACCGAGAAGAAGCGCATCCCGACCTACAACGCCCTGGCGGACGAGGACCTGGAGGTCATCAGCTCTCCCTACCTCTCGAACGCCAACTACACGGGGGCTTCGAGCCTTGCCTGGTACCTGTTCGCCGACCCGGCGGTCGTGGACACCTTCGAGATCGGGTACCTCAAGGGCCAGCGCATGCCCAAGGTGGAAAAGGGCGACGCCGACTTCGACACGCTCGGCATCAAGTTCCGCGTCTACTTCGACCTCGGCGTCCGCGAACAGGACTTCCGGGGGATGGTGAAGTTCAAGGGCGAGTAACCCAACCCTCAACTCACAGGAGATACGAGACATGAACGCAGTTTTCAGACAACGCGGCGACGCCATCGACTACATCCCGGCTTCCGACGTGAATGCCGGTGACGTGGTGGTCCAGAACGACCTGGTGGGCATTGCCAAGCTCGACATCAAGGCCGGAGAACGCGGGGCCCTGGCGCTGACCGGCGTCTACACGATCCCGAAGGCGACGGGGGCCGGAACGGCCATCGACGCGGGCGTGAAGCTCCACTGGAACGCGGGCGGCGCGGTCGTCACGTCCGACGCCGACGACGGCGCGACCCCGCCCACGGCCTATCCCTACCTCGGCAAGAGCATTCTCGCCGCCGGGGACGACGACGAAACCGTCCAGGTGAGGCTCCATCAATGAGCAACCTCCTGGGGAAGGCCGCCGAATGGCTCGAGCGCCAGCGCCATCAGCATCTGACCACCGCCGTGTGGTTCGAGCGCGATGGCAAGCGCATCGGGCTCCAGGCCACGATTGGCAGGACCCGGTTCGAGAGCACCGACGAGTATGGCCGCGTGCTGCACACCGAGTCCCGCGACTTCCTGGTCCGGGCCGCCGATCTGGCGATCGACGGCACGGCGGTCCTTCCCCGGCCCGGCGACCTGATCATCGAGGCCGACCTGCACTACGAGGTGATGTCGCCCGCGGGCGAGCCCGAGTGGCGCTGGTCGGACGTCAACCGCAGCACGCTGCGCATCCACACCCGACAGATCGACGAGGAATGACCCCATGCCCAACGGCCACAACAACCCGGACAGCCGCGATCTGTGGATCGTGGTGAACGAGATGCGCGAGGACGTCGCGGAGATGAAGGGGATGCTCAAGCTCCACATGAGCGACCCGAGCATCCACCACCGCCCGCCCTGCGTGCAGGTGCATGAAGTGCAGAAAACCATCCTCGCGGCTGCGGGCGCGTCGCTGCTGGCACTGCTGGCGGCCATCGGCTCCATCGTCGCGAGCGTACTGAAATGAGGTAACCGAACGTGGCCACCGTCACCGCCATCGCCAATGCCGTCGCCGCCAAGATGAACGCGACCGAGTTCTCCCAGGAGTTCGAGGCCGAGGTCGTGTTCCGACCGATTTTCGACCTGCGCAACCTGCGCAGCCTGAAGGTCTCGGTGGTGCCCCGCGCGGTCAGCTTCGAGCGCGCCAGCCGCCAGGCCAGCTCGCGCCTGGTGCAGATCGACGTCGGAGTCCAGCGCAAGCTCGGCGACGAGACGGATATCGAGCAGCTCCTCGAGCTGGTCGAGGAGATCACCATGTGCTTCGGCATCGGCAAGCGGCTCCCGGACTACCCGGAAGCCCTGTGTGTGGAGATCGAGAACGAGCCGGTTTACGCGCCCGAGCACATCGACCAGTACCGGCAGTTCACCAGTGTGGTGACCCTGACCTTCGAGGTGATCCGATGAACAGCACCATCATGCGCCGCATCGAGGTCGCGGCCGACTACCAGCCCCTGTCGAACACGCCGCTTATCGGCTCGTTCGAGATCAGCGCCGTGCCGACCAACGCGGCGACCGTGTTCTTCCGGGGCGACGACGGCAGCGAGGTCCCGTGGATGCCCGGCGAGTACCACGCCGTCTACCGGGTCGACCTGTCGCGCATCCTGGTCAAGGGCACTCCCGGCGACCTGGTCACCGTGATCGGAGGGACTTGGTAATGGGCTATTTCCCCGTTCCCGGCGGCGGTAGCGGCACCGATCATCAGCACGCCAACAAGGCCGTGCTCGACGCTCTGCAGAACGCCGGAAGCGGGACGGTCATCACCGAAGCCGAACGCGCCTCGCTGGACGGGGCGTTCACGATCCCGCCGGGAACGGAAGCGCTGTGGAACAGCGATCCCCCCGAGACCCTCGGCGAGGCCGTTTCGAAGCTGGCAGTCCTGCTGGCCAAGCATCTCGGTACCCTCACTGAACTCAACCCGTAAGCACAGGAGAACAGAACCATGGCAGACCACAAGATCCTCATCGGCGACCTTCAGAACGGAATGGTCGTCCACCACCAGGGCCAATGGGCCGAGAGCGACCGAGTCACCGACCCGCAGGGCCGCTCCCTTGCCCTGGCCTCCGAAGTCACGGCGGCTGGCTACGGCATCAGCGGCGCGGTCGACACCTATGCCGAGCTGCCCGACCCGGCCACGCTGCCCGCGAACACACTTTACATCGTCCGTCAGGACACCGGCGCTCCGAACGGCAACGGCCTCTACCGCATCGAGGGCGATCCCGCCGCCTGGGTGTTCCTCGACGCCCTCAACCTCCAGAACGCCGCCGAGGTGCCCTACGACAACGTCGGGTCCGGCCTGACCGGCACGACGGTTCAGGCCGCGGTCGACGAGATCGCGGCCGTCGGCGCTCCCGTCGCGGGAGACGGCCTCGAGGACAACGCCGGGGTCTGGTCCGCGCGCCTGGACAACGCCACGCTCGAGATCGGGACCGGCGACACGCTCGTGACGCTGGCCGGTGCGGTGTCTCCGGCTGAAGCGAACGCGGAGTACAAGGACACCGGCGTGGACTTCGGCGGCAAGTCCGTGTGGTCGCCGGACGGCGTCGATCTCAACCTGGTTCACTTCGACATCAGCGCAGCCCTGCAGCAGTGGTGGATGACGGACCGCGTTCCCGCGCTCGTCGGCGACATGGAATGCGTCCAGATGGACGGGGGCGACAACTGGCAGGTCGGTACGGACCAGATCAACGGCATTCACCTGCTGCACACGGGGACGCACCTGCAGGCGGACGCCGTGTACTCGAAGGCGGGCACTGTCGCCGGTCACCGCATCCGCTTCGACAGCGGCACCGACCGCTGGGTGTTCGAGGATGACATGTACGCCGGGATCATGTTCCAGGCGTCGACCACCGGCCTGGCCGGACTCACCGGTGCGTGGGAAGACGCCACGGGAGGCGCGGGTGTCACGCCGCCGACCAGTGTTTCCACGACACCGACCATGCTGCGACCGGACAACGCCTTCTTCCCTGATCGGTTCTACCTGCCGGATGCCTCGGGCCTGACTGCCAACCTGACCTGGAAGCGGGTCGGCGTTCACTACAACGGCACCTGGATTTACGGAGATGCGGCCGGAAGCGATCCCACCACCATCTACCACGACGGCACGAGCTGGCGGGTGATGCAGTACGCCATGGACATGGGAAGCGCGTCGACCAACGTCCCGGAATCCACCTCCCCGGTCGGCCTGACCTTCGACGAGTGGATGCAGCCCGCCACCATGGGCGTCGCCGAGGCGGAAGCGCACTTCACGGCCGCGACCGACACCGGGGATTCTCCGGCGGATGCGGCGACCTTCGCGGCCGCTCGTCACGGCACTGGCACGCCCACCGTGTCGCTGGGCACCGGCGCGGGGCCCATTCGCGTTGCCGATGAAGGGGTGGGCGCGGCCCAGCTCGCGGCCGCCGTGGCCGGGACCGGTCTGGTTGGCGGCGCGGGCAGCCCGCTCGCCCTGGCTCCCTACGCGGACGGCACCGACTACCAGAGCGGCAGCGCCTGGGACGGTACCGCCCCGACGACCTACGGGGAGGCCATCGACCGGATAGCCTCCGCGCTGGCCCTCCACTTCGGCACCGCCATCGGAGGCTGATCATGATCCGCATGAAATCAACCAGCCGATTCGAGCGGAGAAAGGTCCGGCGGCGTGTCGCCGAGGGCTCGATCCGCTCCCTGGGACACGCCGGAGCGGCGCTGCGCCTGACCGCCAGGCGGAGCATCCGGCGATCCGCGAAGGCCTCGCGGCCCGGGCGGCCGCCGCACACCCGTCGCGGGCAGCTCAAGCGGGCCCTGCGCTACGCGGTGGAAAAGCAGCACGAGCGCGTGCTCATCGGCCCGACCTACACGGTCGTGGGCCGGTCTGCCGCCGCGCACGAGTTCGGCGGCCGCTACAAGCGGCAGGTGTACCCCAAGCGTCCGCTCATGGGCCCGGCGCTCGAGAAGATCAGGAGCAGGCTCCCGCGCATGTGGGCCAGCTCCGTGAAGGCATAGGAACCGATTCAACCGGACGGACGCAGGCCCGGTCACCAACACAGCAGCAACAGGAGACCTGAACGATGTCGATCAAACTCGGAATGGAAGCAAAGCTCTACTACGGCGCGGCGGGCGCGACCGCCACCACGGAGCTGACCAACGTCAAGGACGTCACCCTCAACCTGGAATCCGGCGAAGCCGACGTGACCACGCGGGCCAACGCCGGATGGCGGGCCACCATCGGCACGCTGAAGACCGGCTCGGTCGAGTTCGAGATGATCTGGGACTCGGACGACGCGGGCTTCACCGCCATCAAGGACGCCTACTTCGCCAACACCCCGATTGCCCTGGCGATCCTCGACGAGGCGGGCGGCGAGGGGCTCGACGCCGACTTCTCGATCACCAGCTTCAGCCGCAAGGAGGCGCTGGAGGAGGCGATCACCGTGTCGGTCACGGCCAAGCCGACCTACTCGACCCGTGCCCCGGCGTGGGTGGAACCGACCCCGTAACCCCGGCAGGCGGGGCGGGCTGTCGCGTTCCGGCCGCCCGTCCCGCCGCCTGATTCCCGTTCTCAACGGAAGGAGTGCTTACCGATGAAGACCTT